GTCGATCTTTTCCCCTCGGAGATGGGTGGCGTAAATTTCCTGTATCTCGAGCAAATTATCAGGAATGATGGCCCATGGACTGGTTAAGATGTCAAAAATTTTCATCTGGCAGGTCTCCGTTGTTGAGGGTTTCCGTAATGAGCCCGGCGTCTTTCCGGGCGTTGTGTTCCTTCACGCTTTGGGGGTGTTTCTTTTCCCAATCGCCACCGGTCATTTCGGCGGTGACTTCGGAAAGGGTGGAAACGCCCATGTCCACTCTCAATTCAGCGGCTTTGATTTCTTTGAGTTCGTCAATCTGGCCTTTGGCGGGGCCGATCCAGACAGATCCCAGGTAAGCTTGGCGGATGATGGGGTCTGTGAAGAAACCGGGGGCAACAATGCGTCCGGATGAAACGGCTTCGTACATCCAAATTTCATACACCACCCGGTTGAAATGGTCGGTCATCCACTTGCGCTGGGTGGAAAAATACTTCCAGGCTTCCAGCAAGGCGGCCCGTGCGGCGGAATAGCTGGCGGTAAAGTGTTTCACCAGCAATTCAAAGGGAAGCTCGATGGCCACACCGATCTGGCGCAGGATGGCTTGGGTGAACGGGTCAAAGGCTGCGTTGGGTCGGCCCGGGTTGCTGTCGTGGATCTTTTCCCCCGGGGCCAGGCCGATGATGCTGCCGTTCCCCAGCTTGTAATCGTCATCCGATGTGCTGCTTCCGGTTTCCCCCGACATATCGGTCAAATCAAAGGTGGGGTCTCCGGTTTCGGTTTCAACAAATACCGTGAACATGGCGGAAACCACGGCGGCCATAAGCTCTGCTTCGGCGTACCGGGTGAGCTGTTTCAGCGGCTCGATGACGGCGGCCAGATCCGGAACGCCTCGGCTTTGCCCTGGGCGCGTCGGTCGGTAAATGTGCAAGATGTTTTTTAGGCCCAACTTTTGGCCATAGGCGGGTATCCGCTGCCATGTATTCCCGGCGGATCCGTATAACCGACCGGGGTGGGCGTTCATGACGTGGTATGCCGTTGGCGCACCATGTTTATCTTTTTCGATGCCACCGGACAGGGTGGCGGTGTCCCGCTGGTTGTCGGGGTTGGAAACTCTGTCGGCTTCGATGGTCTGAAGCGCCAGCGTGTAGGGGTTGGTTTTGCGGCTGATGCGGGGTAACAGGACAAACACGTCTCCGTTTTCAAGGGCCTGCCTGTAGACCATAGTCGTCAATCCGTCCCCTCGCAGGGTTCGGGCGGCGTCACAGTCGAATGAATCCCACCACAGGCGCCATTCCCGTTCCGTTTTGGATTCCCATGCGTCGGCCTGGGCTTCGTCCAGGTTTAAGGCTTCCCGGTCTATACGGGCCTGGAGGCGGAGGCCGGTCCCAACGACATTGGTCACTTTCGTATTCATGGCACCGGAGGCAAGTGGCATGTTTCGGATCATGTCGCGGGATCGGTCCCGGAGGGTAGGAAGGTCGGGGAGAATATCGGAGTCTGCGTCGTAACCGCTGGGGGTCCATTGTTTGAGGCTTCGGCGTGTTCGGGATGCACCCGCGTACCCACCGGCCATGGCCAGCATCATTCGGGCGCGGTAGCGTTTGGCGGCTCGCTGGGGGCTGAAAACCGCGATGGTCTTATCGATGATATTTGTTTTGACTTCGGGGAGTTTGGAAGGGATCATCCGCATGGGGTCGCTCCTGTAACGCGAATACCACCACGGGTCAGGCGTTTCACCATCTTGTCCCATAAGAGGATTTTGGCGTCAATTTGCTTGCTATCGGCGCGGGTCAGGGATCGGCCCCCGATGGTGTAAGCTTGTCCGGTGGCCACAGCGTCATCCGCTGCCATCCAAAGGGTGAGTTTCGCTTCTGCTTGGGCTAATGTGATACCTGCCATTGATGCTCCTGTTGTCAAAGGGACATGCGATGGGGATCATCATAAGCCATGGTTTTTGGGAAAAATGGCGATTTTGCGTGATCTGGGTGTTAAATAGGGGTTAAATAGGGGTTAATGATATGTTAAATTCCTTGACAGGGTATTTCTTCGGGGATGTTTTCCATTATTTTCCGCATGCTCACGCGGGTGTATTGTTTGAACCAGTCCTCTATATTGTCGGAGTGGGCCACCCATCGGTTATCTTCAAAGCGGGCGGGCATACCGGCGGAGATGTACTTTTTAAATGCGGGTCCGGAAGCGATGCCGATGAAACTCATGATTTCCTGTTTGCTGTTTAGGATCTTCTTACTAACCATTTTCAATTCCCGGTGGAGTACTGGGTTAGGAGGCAAAATATCCTATGGTAATCGTCTACTTTTCTTATCAAGCATGGATAGCCTGAGTTTAAAATTTTTCCGATTGTTCTGATAGACACCTGACATTCAAGCAATTTTTTTGCAATGCGGATTTGAGCCAAATTTGCATCTGAATATATCCGCTGTGTGCCCTGCCCGGAAGCGTCTTTGATCGGGATTATCGCATTACGCTCGCAAAGAAGAATGAGCTGTCTAACACTAACCCCGGTCATTTCGCTTGTTTCTTTGCTGCTATACATTCGCACGCACCTCCTAACCATTTTCAATTCCCTGGTTGATCACGCGGCGGGTTTTGCGGGGTTGCGGCCCTTTTAAGGGCTTCCAATGGCGGACGAAGATGTCGGCGGCGGCCCAGTTGTAACAAGAGCAATCCCAGGCGTGATTATCCTTTCCGGATGGGCATTCCCACAATCCTTTATCGTTGACGAATTCAGCGCACATCTGGGCGGCCCAGGAAAGCGGGGTTTCGCTGTGAAGGTGCCAGGCGCCCGGATCGGCGGCGGCCACTTCCAGGCGCCCGGAAAGCTGGTCTTTGTAGAGGTTGACGTTTAGGCGGAGGATCTGAATTCCGCCCTGGATGGGTTTGTTGGTGCCCGGGATCTTATCCTGTCGGCTCCATGCGTGGGTTCCGGTCATGCGGCCCTCACCCTTGATGGGGATTACGGCCCGGCCTTTGGATCGGCACCACTGGTAAACTTCCCATGTGCGGTGGCCACCCGAATCAATCACCACCAACTGGACGGGATAGGGCTTTTCGTTCACGTCCACGTAATGGTCATCAAAAAGAACCTGATCCAGGGCGGAAAAGTCCCCCTTGTGGTCGCTGGGGACATATCCTTCCCGGATCTGCCAGGATTCAAAATTGGCGCCCCATGCACGGATTTCATACCAAAAACCATAATCCTGAGTATCCACGGCGGCGGTGATGCCGAGTATGCCTTCCGATGGGACCAGGCCCCGGGGGCGGTCGTCCCGGAGCAATAATATATTGTCCTCCTGGCGCTCCTGGGTGTAGTCGAGCCAGGGGATGGCCTGGTGGGCGTTTCGGAAATCCTTTAGCTTGGCTTTGTCATTTTTGCTTTTCAGGAATGCGGCGGCCACCGTGCTCATGGACACGAATGGAGATATCCAGGAGGGGAGATGGAAGCCTATTTTCCGGGGGTGGTGTTTCTTTAAATAGGTGTTGATGGAGATGTCGCTTTGTTGCCCGGTCCAGGTCCCTTTCATGACGGCCTGGTCCCGGTGGTGGTCGGTCCATTCGCTTTGGCAGTGGATGCAGATGTACCGGGCCAGGGACTCCTTTTCCAGGTGTTCCGGGGCGGGGTGGGTTTCTTTTCCGTCGGCGTCTTTCTCTTTGGGCCAGACGATCTGATCAAATAGCATTTCCTGTTTTTTCCCGCAGGATGGGCAGGGGACGTGATACACGAAGATCTCTTCCACCTCGTTCTGGAGTGCGTCCCAAATGGGGGCGTTTTCCACGGTGGGGGTGCTTAGTTTGATGATCTTGTGGTCGTACCGGTATGTGATGGTTCGTTTTTCGCCCAGGGAAATAGGGTCCGCTTCCCGTTTGTTGCTTTGGGGTGGGTATTTGTCGGTTTCATCAAATACCACGTATCGGATGGGCTTGTTGGCCAGGCGTGCGGCGGATCCGGCCCAGGCCAGGTAAATGGGCATGTGGGCCAATTTGATGCGTAGGCTTGTTTTGTCGTCTTCCCACCCGGTCATGTAGCTTTTGAGGCGGGGGGATGCTTCGATCATGGGAAGGATGCGGTCTTTGCTGTTTTCACGGGCGGTCAGGGCGTCGGGGTAGACGTACAGGATGGGACCGGGGGCGCGGTCGATGGCCCAGGCGATGAAGTTGTTGACGGCTTCTGTTTTGCCGATCTGGGGCGCGGCGCATAATATGACCGTGCGGATGGACGGGGCTGCCATTGCGTCCATGATGCCGGTTAGGTACGGGGTGACGGCGTTTCGCCAGGATCCCTGGTATTTCCCCATGGTGATGATGCGGTGGCGCTCGGCCCAGGTGGACACGCGGATCCGGCGGCGGCGTTTTAAGATGCGGCGCTCGGCTTCCGAAAACCGGAAGGTGAAGGGCTGGGCAGCCAGGGCGGGCTGCCAGGTGCTGGGGGCGGCTTCGGGGGTTATTTGGGTGATTGGGGTCATATCAAGTCACTTCTCCAACTTCCGCACGCAAACATCATCCCCATGCACAGCCCCAATAACAGGCGTCCTCTTGGTCTCATGTGGGCAATCATCATAGTAACAAGCGCAGAACGGCCCCCACTCTCCCATGTCAATGCCTTCCAAGGCCAGGTGGCCACATTGACGGCAGTGGTTTTCAATTTCCTTTTCTTGGATCAGTGGTGATATCGCGTAAATCATTATTTTTCCTCGGTTCCCCCTTCTTTTTTTCGCTCTATTATAACGGTTGAGTTAACTCGCCGGGGAAGCGTTGGGGTGCCGGGTGTAGCCTCGAAAGGTCTTTAACCCGGTCGGTTATTGGTGCCACGCTTCCCCGGTCGATTGTTGAACGATGGGTTAGGACTTACGCCAAACCATCATCGCTAAATTAGCAGTATCTATAAGAGATTTTTTATCTTTATTAACACTGCCGCGAGCAGCATTTGAAAGCAACCTTTCGGCCAGGACTGGTTTCATGTTTTTGTGATCCCAACCACCCCACCCCTGCTTATGCTTTGACAATAAGCGTACTTTCATCGCTTCCGCGAACTCATCTACCGCATCTATAAGTTGTTGCTTATTTGATTTCATAAGAGTCCTAACCATTGATTATCAGGTCAAATTGACCTGATATTGTTTTTGCCATCGTTTTTTTACGCAGAGAATTTCGCATGGGCGGATCAGTCTATGCCAGCCCAGGTCATACCCTTTTGACGTATGGGTGA